CCACGACTTTGACGAATACGGGCATGTGCGGGGATTGATCAATAAAATTATTTTCTAACCCGAATAACATTCCTAGGATAAAAGTCTCCAATCCTGTGATAGTCCAGAACCTGTTCTCTCGCACGTATTTCATGTTGTCACCTTCTTTAGTAGAATTCTACAGAATCAATGAGTGGCCAAATGTATTTCAGTAGTGGTATCGGCAAATTTAAACTTTTTATCGCCGTTGCTAAGATATAGCTTCCTCATAAATAATCATCTCCTCACTTTTACTCATTGTATGCTTCTACAAGAATTGATTCGTAGGCGTATTTTCCCTTGCTTGTGAAAGTCAATTCATTTCCTTCAAGTGTTACAGCGAAATCTCCATAAGCAATATAGCATGGACCATTTTTTAACTCTGAGATATCAATAAGACCATGTGCAACATAACCGTTTATATTAATTGCCTCCACGCGTATTTGAGAGACGTTTTTCCAATCTTTTTCAACTCCAAACGCTTTACAAGTAATTGAATAGCCAGATTTAAGCTGCGTAAAAGATAAACCCAATATTCTCTTAGCCCAGTTTATGTTTTTATCTAAAAGTAAAAGAATAGTTCCACTCTCCAACATTTGACTACCAGATACATCTTTATCTTTATACATCAAACTCTTCACGTCACTACCTCCAAATTTTAAGTCCATTTAAATCACTCCTAATCTGTAATAATATAAAATCTATCTTCCAACGTCCCCGCGGTTTTTGCGGCTTCGTACTCCGCTGATGTCATCATTAGAGCAGTCTTCTCAAACCCATTCAAAGTTGTTGTTAAGTCTTTCTTGTTGACCTTTTTCCCAATAGCCTCGTTGAGTGTTTCCATAGCGGTTTTATTTGATTTCATCAAATCCGATAGCTCTTTAAGAGTGTCCATATCTTGAGGCGCTCCGTTAATTAAATCGGCAATCTTTTGATCGGCATATTTTTGTAAATCATTTTTGAATTTTGCTACTTCATCTTTGGTGTTGTAATTTTCTAATTTTTTATTTGTAGTGGTTTTGTCATAATAATTATCAAAATTAGCACTATTGGAGTCCACATCGGTTCTTAATTTAGTAATATCATTTTTATTGGTCACCATTTGAGTTAAATCAACCGTATCAAGTTGGCCACTAATTTTATCTGCTTGTATTTGTAATGCCGTAGTATCTTTTCCTAAATCAGTTAACTTCTTATTTAAATCAGCTACATCATTAGTTAATAATTTCTTAAAGCTGTCATAATCAGATTGTAGAGTTGAAATAAACTTTTTGAATCTATCTTCAAAATCTGAACCTTGAGCAACATATCGTTTTTCAAAGTCTGCACTTTGGCTAGTAAAATCATTTTCACGTTTTGATTCAGCAGTATCAAAGTCCGCTTGATTAGTTTTATTTTGTTTCTTACCATCAGAAATAACTTTGTTGAAATTATCAGTAATTGTTTTGAACTTTGACTTGTCATTATCCATCAACGTATTGAATTTACTATTAAAATCGTCACGTTGATTCTTAGCATCAGTCTCTGCTTGGATTCTGCTATTGTCATACGCCTGTTCAATTGCTTCTTTATCATCTTGAGCCTTAGCAACAAACTTAGTCATCTTATCAGTTAACTCAACTACTTTTTTATCAATGACAGCATCATATGTGCCAGCTAATGAATTTAAAGCATAAACATAACTCATAGCTTGATTCAAAAGGTCTTCAAAGTCTTGAATATAATTTCCATTAGCTGAACTTGAACCAGTGCCACTTAAAACTTCAATCTTGATATCCGAAGTAGAATCATCACCAATCTTAAAGTAGACACGTCTAAATACACCAGGTTTAACATACATTGCGTCTGGTAAATCCACGCTAAAAGTATTACCTGCTTTAGATGATGCAGCTGCTTTAATTAAAGTTTGGTCGCTTCTTTCAGCAATCAAAGTAACGTCAATATTCGTTAAATCTGGATAGGTCACAAAAGACTTTCCAAGTAATACAGTTAATACATCACCTTTGTCGCCTTGACGAATCTTTAAAGGTAACTCGTAGATTGGAGTTGTCTTGTCTGTATCTAAAACAATTTTTGGTAAACTCATTTAATTACCTCCATTCAAAATATTATTAATTAAACTTCTATCAAAATTAAAAGGTCTATGAAGTTGACCATCAAAATATGTATAGTAATCATGCAACTTTTCAAATAATGGATATTCCAAATCAATTAAATGAACATATGTATATCCTTGTTCGATAATGGTTTCATCTGGCTTAAAATCATTAAACAGCTTGAAACTATATTTGGAATCGCCATCTGATTTAAGATAATCAGCGACGGCTCCAACCTCGTTGGTTTTGATATAAATATTTGCCAATTATTTTTGCTCCTTTTTCAATTTTTCATTTTCTTCTTTGAGATGTTTATTTTTGATAAACAAAATAGAATTCTCAACCTGCATATTAGCCAGCTTTTCGGATATATCTTTAATCACTTCGTTTGCATCTACATTTGAACTCATTATTCTGTTAGCACCTTTCTGCCATTGATTAATAAATTTCCATCACTTGTACCTGTTAATTTAGCACCATCTACCCAGATATAACCACCAGCTTCAGTTGCCATTCCATGAATGCCATCAATATCATGAACAGTAATATTAGGTGTTGAAATACCATAGCTAGTGACTGATGTTTTGGTTGATCCAGAACTTAAAGCAAGACCGGTATCACCAGTAATACTTACACCATGAATTTCACCACCATCGATATAAATACCTGTCATTGATTGACCAACAAATTTATCGGCATATACGTTTCCACGATTATCAATTGCTACTGTCCCTTTTCCATCATAGTAAATACCCTTAGAATTCCAACGCATTCCATAGTTACCCCCCGATTCACTAGCAACAATATCAGTGGGGTTTTCTCTATCAGGAAGGAACCTCATTACATCACGACCACTACCGTTGATATAACTTAACATGTCATCCTTAGTATCATTAACCTTCTTCTTTAACTCATCCATTAACTGTTGTTGATCTTTATCACTATCTTTTAAATCCGAAACATCTTTTTTTGTTTCTTCAACATTCTTATTAATACTATTAATATGGTTATTTTGTTCTGTTTGATAATCAGATGTAGTTGTTGGTTTATCTCCAATTGATACAGTCTTATATCTGTTAAGTAATCCATCCCAAACGGTCTTGATCACTCTAGCTGTTGTATCTATATTGAGATTAGCGAAGTAAACAGTTACCTCATCGCCCATACTTAGTTCATCAACAAAACCTAAATCATCTTTGATATCTTCCATTTCAAAATTCAAAGTAACTTTGGGAATACCAATTTTATTATCAGAAATGTATTTATTCGTTCGAGCTCGTAACTGATCAACTGTTTTAATTTTATCTTGTGAAAAATCTTTAGTTTGAATTCTTAATTTTTCAAATTTATCAGCATTAATTTTAATAATTCGTTCAGGTAGATAGACTATTTTTTCATCATCACCATAACCAGTTTTAGTAAATGGTTTAATTGCTGAATAGGTTTCTGAAATGTTTTCTTCCTGCCGAACCTGAATTAAATCTTTACCATATTGAATAACTTTCCCGGTCTTCTTACCAATCTTAGATTGGTAATTGATTGTATTATTATCAAATAAATACTCACCTTTAAACATCTGTAATAACGAGCCTTTGGCACCACCAAGGGCTTTTTTTGCGTCCGTAATAACTGTCATCGGCCAATCAATATTAGTGGATGTCGTAATATTAGATTTCATTACTAATGAAGGTTCAGGTTGCTCTAAACTACTTTTTAGCAAATTAAAAGCAGCAACCGGAGTTACTGCCGAGGCATTAATGTTCTGCTTTAATGTATTGTAATTTAAATCATTAAGGATATGTGTAGCCGTTACCTCAATCTTGTTATCAATTGATTTTTTCACATCATCAATTCTAAAACGTTGCTTTAAATAATTTTCACCAGCATCCGCAACAATGATCCGTCCCTTTTTAAGTTCACCAGCTATATCACCGGTAGACAAATACGTTAATGATAACTCCGGTAACTCATTGAACTCATTAGTAACTTCTACTTTAATACAATCCGTTAAAACTCCAATTCCCTGAGTCGTAAAGTCATCAGTAGATTTATCAAATAAAACCGGATATTCCATGTATTTCATCATATGTAAGTCCTCCAATTAAATTTAATTGAAACGTCAACATTGGCATTATCCCAACTGATTTTATTTTCGCCGTATTTTAAAATTGGATACTGATAATTAGGAAACATACCAATATTATTTTTTAGACCATTATCATCATAAATACGACGTCTCTCACAGTCAATATAAGCCGTTTTACCAATCTCTGTGAGTTTATATATAATTCCATTGATAGTTAAATTAATCGCTCCAGCGCCCTCAATTTTGAGAATGGGGTAGCTATTTACTGGTTCAGGATTAAATACACTTTGACCCGATTTAACTTTATAATATTCATTAGAATCCATTCTATATTTAAATGGTCCAACATTGAATTTAAATGTAATAGTTGCACATTTAGATGTGACATATGACATTACTGGTGCTTTAGCTAACCTAGCCAAATAATAGTAATTCTCATCCAAGTTATCCTGTAATCTTGAATAACCTTCAAAGTTTTCATCAATATTTAACCAGGTAATTAGATCACGTCTCAGATCCGATAAATTATTATAGAAAGAATCATTAAACCAGCGAATATCAATATAACATTCATAAGTTAGAGTGCCATTCTTATAACGATTATTCGTATTAACAATATCCAGATTCCGACCAGGTACTGAGGTATAACTAACATCTGCATCACCAGCTTCAACTTCAAAATCGTTCTGGATCAACAAATTAAAATCTTTGGAACTTCTATCATTGAACGTAAAGTATCTATCAATCAACTAATCACCTACCAATCCGATTATCATTTTTTTGCCAATTTGTCGCTAGTTGACTGTCTACCTTAGGAGTTAATTCACCCGCTAAAGTTCCAGAATCCAAAACTACTTGATATTGTGGGTCTTTTGATAGAAGTGTCATCATGTCATTCAATTGACTAACAATAGTAGATTCAGAATCATTAGCAGATTGAGCCTGGTTAAAATCAACACTTGTCACCTTACTAATCTGACCTTGGTTTAAACCAAAGGATCCTATTGATGAATCCATTTCATCACTAATAAAACCAGCCATTGAATTAACATTTGATTTAACATCTTTAAATGCTTCAGATAGTCCGTTATTCAAACCACCCATAATAGCTTGTCCGGCTGGAATAAGTAACTTTTTATCATAACTAATTGGACCTTTATGTTTCCCAATCCATGGACCAATACCAGAGACGAACTTTTTAACACTGTCCCATTTTGAACGTAATCCACCAAGAAAACTTTTCATTATTGCGCGACCGTTAGCACGTAAATTTGCTTTAGCTCCATCTTTAACAGCTTTGGCATTACTCTTACCAGCGGATCTTGAATCTTTTTTTCTACCAAGTAATCCATCAACGAACCAGCCAATTAATTTACCACCAGAATCAATAATTGTTCTCATTGCCGTACCTACTGATGTGACAAATGCTTGAATTATTTTAGTAGCAGCGTCTGCCATCTTTTTTTGATTATCAATAATGGCATTAGCAAATTTAATTATTAAATTCAACGCTGCTTCAACGATTTTCCCTAGGTTATCGGCGATTCCATCAACAAATGTCACAATGACATTTACAGCTGCAGCAATAATTTTAGGTAAATTTTCAGTAATACCATTAAATAGATTAACTATGAATTCAGTACCCTTAGCTAGAATCTGTGGTAAACCTTTTGCAAGCCCACCAATGAATTTAACCATAATATCAATCGACACAGCTATGATCTTAGAAATATTATCATTAATACCATTTAATAACGACATGATCATATTCATACCAGTATCAATTAATTGTGGCATTAAAGTATTAATCGCCGTCAAAATACCGGATCCCATAACTACAAACGATTGAATAATTAAAGGGGCGTTAGTAATGACTGAAGTTAGAAAACTTGTCATCATAGCACTTAATCCCAAGCCCAAATTAGTAAACATCGGAAGTAACTGGCTTGATACAGTCGTTAATTGAACAAACGATGAATTCAACAATGCAAAACTTGATATCAATGCTGCAATTCCAGCAGAGGCTACACCGATACCAATACCAGCCGAAAGAACCGCAGTACCGAATGCAGTCATCCCTGAAGCGCCGGCGGTAAAAGCTGGTGCCGCTAAAGCAAACGCTGCGACCAATCCTCCAAGAGTAATTCCAAATGTAGACATTGCCAGAATACCATCAGTACCAGTTTTGGCAAGTCCGGTCATAGCAAAAGTGAGTGCTGCTAAACCTGTGGTTGCAATCCCAACACCAGCACCGACTTTTAATATTGATGTGGCAAACGATGAAAAATTGCTTGCAACAGTTTTAACGATTCCACCTAATCCAGTAAATATTCCACCGATTGGTTTTAGCGCTGAACCGAAACCAGTAAAAATACCAGACAATGGTTTAACCACAAAACCTAATTTACTAAAAACTCTACCAAGTAACTTCAAACCAGCAGGTACACTGAATGTTCCTAAAACAGCCAATGCTGGTTTCAAGTATTTAGTAAAATCAAAAGACCCGCTAAAGGCTTTATCAAACATATTGTTGACTCCCGATTTAATTAACGGGATAGCAGTTTCAATAAATGTAACCAATGCACCAGGTAACGCTTTAAGAATATTACCGATCATTGGAATAAAGTTATTGAATATAAAGTTAGATGTAGTTTTTGCCAATGCCTTTAGCGATGGCTTGATATCTCTACCTAATGCGATATTACCCAAAAAGTTTTTTGCTGCGGCTTTCATAGAATCAAAAGATCCACTAAATGTACTAGCAGCTTCTTCAGCAGTTGTACCAGTAATATCAAGTTTGCCTTGAATTGCATGAATCGCATTATAAACATCTGAAAGATTACTAATATCGTACTTCTTACCAGTCAACTTAGTAGCATCTTTAAGAAGTCGTTCCATTTCTTCCTTAGTACCACCATAACCAAGTTTCAAGTTATCAAGCATAGTGTAATTTTGCTTAGCAAAACCTTGATACGCATTCTGAATATCGCCCATATTACTGCCAAACTTATTGGCGTTATCGCTCATATCAATCATAGCCATATTAGCTACCTTAGCTGCTTTGCCAGTATTACCACCTAATGATTGCAATAGACTGGCTGAAAAGCTAGTTACATTTTCCATATAGTCATTAGCAGACATACCCGCAGTTTTATAGGCTTGTGCAGCATATTTCTTTACCTTACCAGCTGATTTTTTAAATAGTGTTTCTACACCACCAAGTGATTGTTGTAGCTTGGCACCTTCACTAATAGATGCACCAATAGCCTTACCAATACCAGCTGTAACAATTGCGCCTTTCACAACTGATATCAATTTACTACTCAACGATTTACCTGCACTTGAACCAGCGGCTGCTGTTTCTGGATCTAATTGACCTTTTAATGCGCCACGAATGCCCTTAGCTGATGGAATAATTTGAACATATGCTTTTCCTAATTCAGTTGCCATTAATTATTTCCTCCTTTCATCAATAACTTTTTACGCTCTTTTGCAAAATCCTTGCCTGAACTAAATATGGCTTCTTTTTTCTCTTTAGGTTTTTCAAATAGTGATGACCAAAGAACTGGTCTATTTCTATTTTTTTGAGCATCCTTAGTTTTGGACCAAAGAAGTAATTTCAAGCTGTCCGCAATAGACACCATAAGCATTTCTTCTAAGTTCAACTTTTGATTTCTTAATTTCATTTTGATTCTCGAATCATCTTTTAAACCTAAAGAAAAAACAGCTACCTTGGTTAAAGGTAACTGTTTAAAGTCATATATTTGATATGTCTCTGCTAAGTCACACAAAAGTGCATCCTTATCAAATTTCAACATATAGGCAAGGATTAAGAGTTTTTTACTTGAGTTTGGTTTTCAAAGATTTCTTGAATTTCAGCGGTCATTTTTTCCATAGAAACCAACCCTTCTTTGTCTGCCAAATGTTTCTTTAGTTTCTCGGTTTGTTCTTCACCAAATAGAAGTTTTAAAACTTTTGGCATAATTAGTGGATTAGTTTCAATATCACTGATGGCTTCTAATAACTCATAATTATCTAACCTTTTTTCAGGAATTAAATAATTAAACCCTGATTTAGTCTTACCCTTCATCATATTAATTACTCTCCCTTATCTTATAATTGTGTTTCTGGTTTATTGATATATTCGTAATGATTATTTCCAACTTTATCTGGTGAGGCAGTAAACGTTGTTTCAAATCCAACAGCGTCTTCATCTCCATATGTAATATCCCCAATTTCAGAAATCGTACCATTAGGAATAACAATACGTTTTAATACTCCACCTTTTAGAATCATGTCAAAGACTAAAATATGTGGCTCATATTCATCTGAATTGGCATTAATTTTAATTCCTGTCTCTAAATCCCCAGTAACGTTCTTTTCTCCATATACCTCTTTTAAAACATCAATATTCATTGATTCGATTAGAGTGTATTGAAATGTATCTTCCTTACCCTTCTGAACGACAGAGACGGTATCACCACCCCAAGCCTTGATTGAATCAGAATCAGGGCTATTTGTATTTGTTAGTCCATCTTCTGAAATATAACCTAATGGTTTAAAATCATCAGTCAAATCTTTAATAGCATCTGTTGGAAGTGCAGTATTTAAAGGTGCCGTATATGCAGCACCACCAACTTTTGGTTTAGCAGTTGAAACATTTTGTGTATCTGACATTATTCGTCCTCCTAATATTTAAAATCATAAATCGCTTGATAGCGATATTCTTTTGTTTCTGGGTCCGTAAAGTTATAATCTGAATTCAATTTAGCTTTACTGATATCTGTGAAATAAATCATTTCATTTAAACATGCTTTAAGTTTTACATTTAACTTAGCCGCTTCATAAAGGCTTTCTGCATAACATTGAAATGCAATTGTTGCAGAATCAATATGATTAGTCTCTGACCCGCCTGTTTTTTCAAAAATAATATAGCGCTCGGGGGGGTTCTCTGGTCTTTCTAAAAAAGACGGTTCTGTAAAATGACCGTCCAAATAATTTTTAATTATTTCTTCAATCATTAATGCACCGCCTTTAGTAGCGTATTATTTTTTGAATTATCTTTTCTAGCCTTATAACTATCAGCATAGACACTAGCATTTACACGATTTTTCCCAACATAAGTATCTTGTGCATATCCATCACCAGCTGATTTTCTAATTGAAGTAGCTTTTTCTTCCAAAATTTTTTGCATTTTGGATGATTTTAATAGTTGTCCTACACCAGAAGTATTAAGTACAAATTTATTCTTAGCCATAATATTCCACTGTCACTTTCTTGTTCCAGTCAAGCGGAATCATATCTTCAATTCCTTCAAGTGGAACTCCAATTGTTCGCCATGTTTTTCCAAAGAATTGAACCTTTTTATCGATCCAATCATGAGTATCACCTTTAGGAATTGCTAAATCATAAACAGCCTTCTTACCGGTCAAATTCAATTCGTTAGTAACATCATCAGTTGATGTAGGACTAACTAAGACATTCTGAATTTCAATTGGTTTTTCCTTAAAAAGGAGTTTTCCAAATCCGTCAGTGCCATCTTCAACTTTATCCATTAAAATAACGGCAATTCCTTTAATTTGTGTCATAAGGTTCCATCACCCCGTATCTTTGACGTCTTAAACCCAATCTGGTTAATTCGGAATTCTTAATGAATAAACCACCGCCAGGAACTAAATATGAACCTGACCATAAATATCCCATAGCGGCTTCACTAGCCTGTGTCATTGGTTCTTGGCTCGTAGATGTCATTAGAGTGCGTGCCACAACATCAACTGTTACAGACTTAACCACCGTTGCATAAGACAAACGCTCATCAACCATCTGATCTAAATTTTTACCAACCTTGATTGCAGCTTCACGTAATGAATCAGAAACCACAGATAGCAATTTTTTAGCACGCTCAATTTCATCAGGTTGAAGTTTACGCCACATTTTTTCTAAGTCATCAATAGTTGCGAATGAATCCATCGTTACTTACCTTTCATCATCAAATCATAAAGAACCTGTTTCTTGTCACTAACATTGTATTTAATTCCAAAAGCATCAAGCTCTTTCATAATCTGATCCTTTGTAATATTATTCGGCACATTATCAGCTTCAGTGTCATTGACCGGAGTATTTTCAGGTTGCTTTGATTTAATCTTTGGCGGGATTTTCGTGGGTTTTCCTACTTCTATCCAATTACTACCACTAATTTTTGAATCAACATCAATAATCACTTGAGTTTTAATGTTCTGATATTTCATGTTATCCCTCCGTAGTTAGTTTGATTACACGAGCAAAACTAGCACCGTCCATGATTCCCCAGCCTAAGTAAGTTTCAGAACGTAGATAAACTTGGTTATATCCTTTCAAATCTTTACCTGAATTATCAGGATCACCGTATTGAATTACATCCATTGGAATTTGTTTTGAAAAGCCCCATTGGAACATATTTGTGAAATCTCCAAGAATAGCATAATCGTCTGAACCTGCCGAAACAGTGTTGTTAATATCTGTTTGTAAACCATTGATTGAACCAGGATTTGCACCCCAAGCAAGTGTTGGGAATAGGCGATTATTATTTCCGTCACGCATTTGAGCTAATGCAGATGAAAATTGTGAATCAATTGCCATACCTGTAATTAGATTATCTGATCCCTGAATCAGTTTAACGGCATCTTCAATATTCTTATCAGGATCCTTTTCATCAAACTCAACAGTTTGAGTAACTTTTTTATCTAAAGAATTATCACCAATAATTGTAGATGCCTCTTTAGTACGTGGATTAATTCCATGAAATACCATCAAATCCAAACCACGGGCTAATTTCTTAGCATAACCATCATTAAATGATTTTAGAATATCAATTTTTTCTTCCTCTGTAGCATACATAAATTCATCAGAAACACGTGCGCCATATTCAACCTTGAGTGGAACAATCGTTACTGGTGCAAGTGATGCCCCGCCTTCTGTTTTCTTACCATTTTCGGCAACGATATCAATATCATTATCCATCGTAAATGTGAATTCTTTTTGACCATTAAATGGAATTGGCTTTTGACCTGATAAAAGTGCAAGTGAACTTCTCCCCTTAACTTTATCAATCAAATCTGTTACTAATGTTGGTTCAAATAAGTTTCCCTTTGATGTTGTCATATTTTTATTCTCCTTCGATTCCTAGATTATTAATCATATTTTTATAAGCATTATTTTCATCTGAACCTGTATTTGGTTCAGTTGCTTTTAACGGTGGTACTGGATCACTTGGTTTAACAAAACCAGCTAATCTTTGAGCGTCTTTCGTTAAATCTTCTTCACTGTCACCAACCAAACGATCTGCTAAATCATATGGAAGACCGTTATCTAAAGCGACCTTTGTTCTAAGTTTTTCTGTTTCAAAACCTTTAATCTTTGAATTCAAATTATCAATATTCTTATCATAATCAGAATATTTTTCCTTGTTAGCACTAATAGTTGATTTTAGTGAGGTGTTCTCACTTGTCAGTGTTGATACTTGTTTCTTCAAATCGTCATAATCAGCATATTTCTTATTCAAAGTATCTTTCTCTCTATTGATACGTTCTGAAACTGCCTTATCAAAATCTTCTTGTGTTTCAATTGCTTTAAAAGCCATAATTTAAAATCCTTTCTCCCACTTACCCGGTGGTATCGGTAATTTTGGTATAAAAATAGACGTATTAATAAACGTCTAGTATCGTACCTGTTGTTTTTGTTTGGGCTTATCAATAGCGCAAGCCCAGTGTGCTAGTAAAGCACTATCCATTAAACTAATATCCATATCATCAAATTGCGACTTGTAACCAAAACCACCACTTGAACCGATATTGCGTTTTTCTGAGTTAGTCACTACCACTTTTAATGATGGTTGATTACTATGACAAATCGATTGCTGATAAATACCTTGTTCCCACATTGAATTCGCATTAATTACTTCCCTAACCGTCGGCAATATTGGTGGCTTCAATCTAAAGTCTTTCATTTCTGCAGCCAGGATATTTTGACCACTAGCACCATCAATCACAACTTTTTTTATATCTGCAGTTCGCAAAAAATTAATGATCCAATTATTACCGTTTCGAACGCTTTGGCAATCAATGGTTTCAATGAAAATCTTTCCTGAAAGAGTGTGAACTGCAATACTCATCGCAACATTGGAACCATCATTGCCGTATTTAATTCCAACATATAAAGGACCTTTTAAAATCGGCAAAGAATGAACCTTCAATTCATTCCACTCGTTTTCTGATATAGCGGATTTTTGATTATATTTAATCCAAAGACCCAGTCGCTGAATATTAAAGTCAATCTCATCAGAACCAATCTCATCTTGAACTGATCGTTCAGTGAAGATTGTCCCTAGTGATGGGTTAGTCTTATACCAAAGTTCACGATCCCGAATATTTGATTGATCTTCAACTGACCATTCTGCCCAGCCAGCGTTTTCAACTTTGCCTTCTAAAACAGCATTTCTAAAGCCAACAAATACAGTACCTGAAGATAAAGGCGTTGGCGGTGTTCCACATAAAATTGTTTGTGGGTTGTCTGAATCGGTAACAACATATTTCAATGCTGATTCTTGATCAGTCGTATATTCTTGAGCTTCATCAATTACTAGTAAGTCAAAACCTTCACCAAGTCCACCTGTTGAGGTACGAGTTCTAAACTCAATACGTCCACCGGTATCAGGTAAAGCAACTCTTTCACGTCCTGTCGCTTTTAATGACCTATATTTAATACCAGCATTATCAAGCAATTTTAAAACTCGCTCCCAGGATGAATGTGAGGTTGTGGTTCTATGCGCTGTATGAAGAATCTGTTCCCCGTTTAAAAGTCCTTGAATTTCACGGATAACGATCAATTCGGTTTTACCATTACGACGTGGGATAGAATATCCAAACTTTGTATGAACCCAAAGACCATCATCATTGACCGCAAACAAATCTTTTGCTAATTCAACTTGCCATTCTTGAGCAGTACGTCCCGACTTTTCATAGTTTTCAATTGCAGTTTGATATACAGATTTAGTAAATGGAAGTATTACCGATTGAGTAGGATGTTGATTACCAAGTTTTACTTCAGTAGTCATAGTTATCCTCCTTCAATCACCGCAGTTTAGAGACATGCTTAGGTCAAATTTTATTTTTTCTTCAAGTTTAATGTTTTACGTTTCTCTATTGCTTCGATTTTTTTTGGATCAACCCATTCTTTAGTCCAAACGTTTTGTTTCCTTCCGTCACCGGGATCATAGCTCACAATACAGCGACAACGCTCATGCCTGCGGTAGATATCATTAGGTGCTTCTTTATAAGAGTAAGTACCAGCTAAATTTTTGCACCAATCGCAAGCGTTACCGATTAATCTTCTTGTAATTTTCGGCTTCAGCCCCGTTTTAGATTGAAACTCAACATTTTTTTGAATTGAATCATCAACTATCGATTGAGTAAAAGTTACAAGTGGTTCATTTAAAATCCAATTGATATCATCAAATTTTTCAGCATTAGTAAGTCGTTCAACAATTCCTTTAACCTTTTCTTGATTAAAGTTAGGGATTTGCGCCTTTAAGTGCAAGTTTGCTTTTTCATTCAATTGTTTTTGAACATCTTCAGCATAGCCAGAAACGACATCATAATTATTTTTTAAAGTGTGATTCATCAAACGGTCCGAAATATTAAAGTACATTTTTCCGTCCGGTAAAACATCAGCAGTAACAAATTCATTGATTGCTTTTGATGAATTAGTACCGATCTCAATCGCTAATTTATTCACATCTTCATAAGTTGCCATGCCAGATTTTAATTTCTTAACAACCGATTTAATAACTGCACTTTTAGCATTATCATTTTTAAATTTCTCATCAATAGATTTTAAAAGTTCAGGAATAATATCTTTATCCATTCTTATCACCTGTTTCAATTGGTGGTTCCTGATCAGAGCCCTTTACCCCAGTAATCTCACGAACAGTTTCTTTATCTATGAACCCCGGAATAGCTTGATTCAATTTAATAGCACCATCACCAATAATTGAAAGCATATTGGCATCTGCTTCGAACAGCGGATTCCATCTAGGTACTGTATTCATGAATTGTGAACGTTCATATTGATAATCATCTCTTAAACATGCACCTAGGTATGCAACGTTCAATAAACCTGAACCAAATGAACGTTGTGCCTTTCGTCCAGCTAACCTTAAGTTCTCATGACTTGCCTTAATGGCTTCAACACTTGATGGATTTTCTGATATAAATCCCAAATCATCAATTGTCAATCCCATTTCACCAGCAAAACCAGCAGCTGCAGTTTTAAGCTGTTCAGTAAATGGTGTCATTGATGATGTTGTGAATTGTCCAAGTTTAGGACTATCACCATCATCATCTTTAGTAAATTGAAGCATTGAAGAAATAGCCGCTTTCCATGAATCCATTGGTTCAGCTTCATTACTCAACCCGACAACATATTTTTGAGGGAACGAATAAAATTCTGCAGTAATATCTGCACGTTCCAAAGTACGTTTAGCGTATTTTTGGTAATACATTCCTGATCTAGTAATTCTAGAACGTCCAAAAGGTCTAACGGCATCTGGTCTATGAATTATTGGTACTAATAACGGATGATTAGTTGGATTAGTGATATTGGTTACTGTTTTTCCATCAATAAATGTGGTTAATTGTGGTAAAAAGTATGCTTCACTAATCGGATTACCATAATCATCGCGTTTCAAAACCGCATACCCTTCGGTTAGCAATCCAGTGATTGGGTCAATAATTCCAGTTGCATTACTTGCCTCAATAACTTGCAATCGTATCCGATCTTCCGCTTTTGAAATATAAACGAATGAACACGAACCAATCAGCGCCGATAAAACTGCAGAATCAAAAAATACATCGGGATTATTAGCATTAAAAATTTCATTTACTTCAAAATCATCATTATCAAAATCACGGAATACCAAACGATCGGCCAAACTATCCACACCTTTAGCACACCATCCCAAAATTGAACGATATTGATTTCTAATTTCCGGTGGAATAGTAATACCTGGTTCATTTTCATAGTGTTTCATTGCATATTGCTCATATCGCATATTCACTCTAAAACGCTTATGTGACAGCTTATTTCTAAGATACTCAATGCCTTTATATGCCAATATATATCAACTCCTTTAAAATTTATGAGAAAAAATGTACAGTGACGGCGTGAAGCTCGGCTGTGAGCCGTCAGGGGGTCTCATGCCCCCTTTAAAATCTTGGCTCAATCAGAATCATTAAATTGTTTCAAACAGCTTATGAACGGTATTTAGACCAATCTAATGATTGAGGTAAATTTCTATTACCAATAGTTTTTACATCAACACTTTTATTTTCTTTATTTTTAAATAACTTGTCTGACTTCTGTCTGTTACAACTCCAATGAGCGAGCTGTAGGTTGTCCATGTCACTTGGATGTCCACCTTTATTTATTGGAATGATGTGATCAATAACAGCACTCATTGGATCAGGATACTTTAAACGTTTGTCTACCGGTCTGCCACAGATGCCACAGACCGATTGTGTTTTGAGTATGATCTTCTTATTCTTTTCAAAGGCAACTCGATGTTGTCCAATCCTATCAGCTCTAAGTGTCATTGATAGTGGTCCTTTCATAGATGGGTATATTAAATAGTATGGTAGGTCTTATTTATTAGGGTGGGTACTATTTGTTAGATGAGGGTATAAAAATAGACCACCGACACCAGGGTTATTAAGGTGTGGGGGTCTTAATTAAAACAATGTACTTAATAAGTACAGGGGGGGATATAGTCAGATGTGGAATCGAACCTGCATACTTGCTAGCGTATAGTATATCCACACCACTGGATACATCCCGCCGAGGAGGATTCTATGAATAAGGGATGGATACACTCCCGGTATGTATATCCAATGAGGATCAGTGGAATCGAACCA